TTGGATAGAAAAGGAAAAGTATTTTGATGAAGCAAAGTTTTATAAGAAAGGAGAACAGGAGGGTGACAATGGTTACATAGTCGTAGCAGACTGCTACAACCTGCCGATAAAAAAGTTACACGATATTGAATTTTTTTCTTGACTAACTCTATCGGGTGCTTTAATTGTAGCATACTAAAATTGTTGAAACTTATTTGAAACTTAATAGAAAAGGATTAATACCATGCCAGTAATTTCTGGAAAAGCCTATTGGCCTAAACTTCACACCCCAATGGGGAGTCCAATGTCACCCGATGATAAACGTTATTCTATGGATGTCGGTAATCTTGATAAGAAAAATCTAAAGATTGCTAAAGACATTGGTCTAACAGTTAAGACTGATGACCCTGAGTCTGGTAAAGCTAATGCAGGAATCAAGGGTGACTTCGTTACACTTAAAGCATATGGCTATGACTATAACGGTGAGCTTAATCCCAAGCCCCCTCTTGTCGATGCTAATAACAATCAATGTGCTGATGAGATGTATCATACATTAGGTAATGGTTCTGATGTAAACGTTAAGTTCACATCTAAAACCACCAAGACAGGATTTCAAATGTTTCTGTTGCAAGGAGTACAGGTTGTGTCTCTAGTTGCATATGATAATCCTAATTCAGGTGATGACGTTGGTTCTTTTGATGTTGTCGAAGGTGGGTTTACTGACGAGGGTCGTGTCGAAGACTCTCCACTTTAATCCGTAAAACAGAGGTGATAGTATGAAGAATATCTCCACAATACCACAAGATCTACAGACTTTATGGGATGAGGGTTCCTCTCCACCTGCTGATATCCTTAAAGTTTTTTGTGATAATGTTTCTGAAGCTATCACCTCTTCCTTTACTGAAGCTGTAAGTGAAGAGAAGAGAGTGGTCTTACGTATGTCTTCGATAGGGAAACCAGCTAGACAACTATGGTACGAGTCTAGAGATGATACTGAACCAGAGTATATTAACTATAGTTTAAGATTAAAGTTTCTTTATGGTCATATCATCGAAGAGTTACTTGTTCTTCTTCTCAAGTCTTCTGGACACAAGGTAGAAGAACAACAGAAAGAACATGAGATAGATGGGATCACTGGACATCAGGATGGTAGAGTTGATGGGGTTCTTGTTGATTTTAAATCTGCATCAGGCAGATCATTCAGTAAATTTAAAAATCATAGGCTAACTGAAGATGATCCATTTGGTTATGTTGGTCAGATATCTGCTTATGCACATAAAGAAAAAGATGAAGAAGCTGCATTCATTGTAATGGATAAACAAACAGGTGAAGTAACATGTATGCCGTTGCATAAGATGGAGATGATTGACCCTGAAGAAAGAATTAAATATTTAAAAGATGCCTTGTCCAAAGACACGCCACCTGAAAAATGTTATGACGCTGTTCCTGATGGACAATCAGGTAACATGAAACTAGCTACAGGTTGTTCCTATTGCAGGTTCAAGTTTGATTGTTGGGAAGATGCTAATGATGGTGTGGGGTTAAGAGGATTTAACTACGCTAACGGTGCTAGGTATTTAACTGAGGTAAGGAAGACTCCGAATGTCGAAGAACTCACGCCCAACTTTTAGGTCTAAGTTTGAAGGCCGTGTCTATGATGATCTCCTTGAACGGAATCATTCAGGTTCTTATGAACCTCACAAGATAGATTACATTGTGCCTGAGACATACCGAACCTACACCCCAGATATTGTTTTAGATAATGGAATATGTATTGAATGTAAAGGTTGGTTTCCTCTGAAAGACAGGAAGAAGATGGTGTTTGTTAGAAGCAGTAACCCAACACTTGACATTAGGTTCATTTTTATGGATGCTGACGTTAAGATTAGGAAGAATAGTCCTACTACATTAGGCACATGGGCAACGAACCATAGCTTTATGTGGGCAAGAGAGACTATTCCTGAAAGTTGGATTAATGAAAAAGAAACACAGACCAGAACACAGCAAGAAGTCGATCACCGTATCTATTTCGGTTCAAGATACGGACCCTATTCAGAGTGGAGATGAAGGAGCTTGGGAAACATTCTCAAGTACGTATATTTTTAATGAAGATCAAGAGACCTTAGAAAGGACAAGTCCAGAAAGAGTTATGTTTATAGCAGTATTTTTACAGTCTTTATTAGACGCTACTAAACCAGAGTATGAGGGTGAACCTCGTTCTGCTGTTGCTGATAGGAACTGTGCAGTAAAGTGGTTCACGTTACCTGACTGTGTAACGGCTTCGACTTTTGAACCTATCTGTGAGTTAGCAGGAATAGATCCTGACTACGCAAGGAGATACTTTAAATTAATTATGAAAGGTGAAAGAGAGTTTACATACCGAAGAATTAATATTCTTTTAAACGCTAGTAAAAACTAAGAAGGAGAGAGAGATGTCGGATGACATGGTTAATAATCCACCACACTACAACAGAAAAAATATCGAAGCCATCTGTGCAATCGAAGCAAGCATGGAACCAGAAGAATTCTGTGGCTACTTAAAAGGAAACATTCTTAAATATCTTTGGAGATATAATTATAAGGGTACTCCTTTACAAGACTTAGAAAAGTCTGAGTTCTATTTAAAACTTTTAATAAAAAAGGTAAAAGAAAGTGTCCAACCCATTGAAAATAAACCCGAATCCTAAACATAACTATCTGGAATCCAAGCAGAAAACCAAATTTCTTATTGATAATATAAAAAGGTATTATAGGAAACATGGCTTCACTAACTTTGATGTTTGGTCAGAGAGAGAAACAGTCGGGAAGACTCATATATGGGTTGTACGTAGTAATTTAGCTAATAAACTGTATAACTTATAGTTTAAATTTAACTTCTAAAGGAGAGATAAATTATGTCTACATGGCGTAGTAATGAAAATCCTATGTTCAGATCTGAATTTAGCGAGACAATATTCAAGCAGAAATACCAACACGAAGGATGCGAAACATGGACTGATCTTGCTAGAACACTAGCAGTTGATGTGTGTGGTGAGATCTTATCGGAAGATGAAGTAAATGAATTATCTAATATAATCAGCGACTTAAAGTTTATTCCGGGCGGTAGGTATCTTTATTATGCTGGACGAGAGAATAAGTTTTTTAATAATTGTTTTCTTTTAAAGGCTGAAGAAGATACACGAGAAGATTGGGCTGATCTTTCTTGGAAGACTGAATCCTGTTTGATGACAGGAGGGGGCATAGGAATTGATTACTCTGTGTATAGAGGATCAGGTGAACTCCTTAAAGGAACAGGTGGTAAAGCTTCTGGTCCTGTGCCTAAGATGCAGATGATTAATGAGATAGGACGTAGGGTTATGCAAGGGGGTTCGCGTAGGTCTGCTATCTATGCTAGTCTTAATTGGAAACATAAAGATATTAATGAGTTTCTTAAATCTAAAGATTGGCATTCGATGCCAGTTGGTACGCCTGACTATGATGATGACGGCAACGCTGTTCCTAAACCGGGAATGTCTTATGCCGATATCAAAGAACAGGATTTTAATTTCCCTGCACCCTTAGACATGACAAATATAAGTGTCAACTATGATACAGAATGGTTAATTAACTATATTGAAACAGGAGAAGTAGGAGATGTGTTTAGGACTAATATACGTCAGGCTTTGCGAACTGGAGAACCGGGGTTCTCGTTCAACTTTTTCGACAAAGAAAAAGAAACGTTACGTAATGCCTGTACTGAAGTTACTTCGGAAGATGACAGTGACGTATGCAACTTGGGATCTATTAATCTTGCTCGTATTGACAGTGCTAGTGAGTTATCTACTGTTGTTGAGTTAGCTACAAAGTTCCTTATATGTGGAACAATGAAAGCTAAACTTCCTTACGAAAAAGTATATGACGTTAGGCAGAAGAATCGTAGACTTGGTTTAGGTATCATGGGGGTACATGAATGGTTACTTAAAAACAATTGTCGTTATGAGGTAACACCTGAACTACATAAGTGGCTTAGTATTTATAAAGGAGTAAGTGATAAAACATCTAAAGAGTTCTCAAGTCAGTTAGGTTTAAGTACTCCTATAGCTAACAGAGCCGTTGCTCCTACAGGTTCAATAGGAATCTTAGCAGGAACAAGTACAGGAATAGAACCTATCTTTGCTGTTGCTTACAAGAGAAGGTATTTAAAGAACGGTAATAGGTGGCACTATCAATATGTTGTTGATGCTGCTGCAAAAGAAATAATAGAAACTTATGGTACAGATCCAGACAGTATTGAGACTGCTTTGGATTTAGCAGAAGACTATGAAAGGAGGATTAAGTTTCAAGCAGACGTTCAACAGTATGTTGACATGTCTATATCAAGCACAATCAACTTGCCAGAATGGGGAGGTAAATTGAACAATGAAGAATTGGTGGAAAATTTTGCCCAGACACTCGCAAACTACGCTAGTGATCTTCGGGGGTTCACTGTTTATCCTAATGGTAGTCGTGGCGGTCAGCCTCTCACCAGAGTCGGATACAGCGAAGCCAAAGATAAACTTGGAAAAGAATTTGAAGAGTCAGTAGAAACCCATGACATCTGTGACATATCAGGTCATGGAGGTACATGCGGAGCATGATAGAAAAGACTACACCAATATATACAATTGATTGGTATATCAAGTGGGCTTCTTCTATTATTCTTTTAGTAGGAATGCTCCTAACGACACATAACATCTATCCTGTTAATCTTATCTTTCATTTGTTAGGAGTAATAGGGTGGATGTTTGTGGCTTTGCTTTGGAATGACAGGGCGTTGATCATCATCAATGCTGTATCTATTGCTATCTTCGCTAACGGACTACTCAGTTACGTACTTACTTGTGTTGAATCTAAAAATTGTTTATGGTATACTTGGTAAGAGAATGCTTATTGTAAGGTTCTCTCATTTTTAATGCTTAAACTATGAGGTTAAATAAACACAATGTTATTTTACAGAAACAATTACGACATGGGTCGAATGAGTCACGTTACTAGACGGAATCTAATCGACATATCAATGTTATCCGAAGATGCACAAGAGCAGATAGGTAACATTATCGATGAAGATAGACGGGCTTCACGTACAAATTCTCTCAAATCGAGGATAGATCAGCTTCAAGAAGAGTTAGATACCCTTCAATAAACGATTTCTATTGTACGTCCTTTTAAGAACATCTCAGAGGAATCACTATGTCTGGGGTAGGTATGGTGCTGAGTACCCCCTTAGATGCTCTGTAAAGGGCTGTACGTTGAAGGATTTTACTTAGATCTCATGTTATTGCGTTGAACACCCTTAGATTTTTCGAAACTACGCATTCCACCCAAACCTAGTAGAGAAAGTGTTAAGGTTAACAAACCTTCTGTCTGAATGTCTGGAAGAACGATTGCACTTCCTGATATAGCTACGATCCAAATTGCTATGGGTTGGAAAACAAACTGCCATCCAAGACCAAATGCACAGATCCACATGATAGATGGTCTAGCTCCACTTACGAAGATGGAGGGATGTTTCGCTTGTTCTATATTTGCTTGAGCTTGTGCTAAATCTAAAGAAACTATTTGTGATTTAAGTTCTGCTTCTAACTTTGTCTTGAGATCCTTATCTTCAACAAACTTATCCAGAACTTTTCCTGCTACTCCGACTACTGATTCAGCTAATCCGAACATATCTTAATCCTCTCGTGAGTAATTAGTATAACCCATTGTATCACAGATGATCCTCATTAGATCACCTTTTAGTTTATCTAACATAACATATAAGTTAGTACCACTGACATCCCCACCCATAGAATCATGCATAGTTCCATCATCTTCAAACAATAAACACACGCCACCTGTTATACTTTCTGCTTCTTCAACCTGTCGTATCGCATCGTTCAAGCAGTTGATCAGTGCTTTCTTTTTAACGGCACGTTCTTGATCTGTTAAAGCATCACCGACTTTCTGTACCACAGTGTTGTTAGGAAACTCTACTATATTATCATCACTCATTTTAAAATCTCATCAAACATTTTCTTTTTGTATCCCTTCTTTAATCTGTCGTGCCATACTGCATTAACTAATCCTTCACAGTGTATGTCAATGTTAAGATCAAGTACATTACTATCTAACATCTGCTCTACATCTTGAGCTAATGCTAACAGTTCTCCAGTTGTCCAGAACTTTTCTGCATCTACATTACCGTCTTCGATTCCAACGTTCATAAACAACGGCATCCCGTCAGCACGTTTCTCATTATGGTTCTTTGGTCTTTCTAATAAGGAAGAATCAAACCCATACAGATGAAAGTTTCTAAAGCCTAACGTATGGAACAACCCAACTGATCTAGTAGCTGCACATGTACCACCTGTTATAAGATACTTTCCATTTAAGAAAGGATACTTAGCAACAGCATTAGAGAATGCATGGAACCCTACAATGTTATCTGTCTTTGTAAGTAGATAATCTAACACGCTTGTGTCAGTCATGCTTGCAACCATCATCTTAGTTTCAGGTGGGATCGTTTCAAACAAACTTTTCCTTACCACCCCATGAGTGCTTTCACCTTCAATAGAACGTGGATCTAATATAGTACACGCATAAGGAATGATGTCGTGCTTTAACAGGGTTGGTAATGAATGTTTAACACACACAACCTTTGCACCTTCTTTCTGTTTCTCTTTTATTTCATCTATGTAGTTAACTAGAGAAGGACCAGCAGATGCTACCACAACTGTCTCCCAATTTAGCTTACCTTTATCGTCAACCCATCTCTTTATCTTAGGGGTATTTGTTTCTATATTATTTTTAATATGTTCTTTAGGCATACAGTCTTGAGGATTAACTTTAATCGGCATACGATCTGGAGCTAACTTAGGAGGTAGCCCTCTCTTTTTATCCTTTACCACAACAGCTAAGTTAGTAATACCACCACCCACAATTAAATCATTTGTAGGTATGACTGCCTTCAGATACTTTTTGTTAATGTCGTTTTCAATTATCTCATTACACCCAAATACTTTTGTATCAGGAGCATCCTGCCCATCCGCTGCTGTGTAATAATCATCGAACAGTACAACAGGTATGTGCTTGACTGCATTATAGTCAGATCGAATTGTGTCAACACTGTGTCCACCATCTACATAGGCAAAGTCAGGTTTGATGTTATGGGTATTACAGTAATCTTTATTCTTTAATATCTTGAGTGTTTCGTTAGTGTTACCTTTAATGATGTGGTATGTGAATTGTCTGTCATTCTTTGCAGCAGTCTGGGCAAAGTTGAATAGAAATCCTTTAACCTCTTCTTCACTGTAATGTTTCTTTACATTCTTCTCAGTCTCGTCATCCTGTTCTGTTGCAGTTTCGAACAGATCGAATCCAGTGTAATGAACTTTCTGTACGCCAGCTTCAAACAATGCAGATGCCATCTTGATAGCCCTTGCACCACTCCACGTACCGATTTCCAGTATGTTGTTAAACTTATAATGGGCTACAAGTTTATGTATCATTGAGTTTCGCTGTGGTCCTGACACATCTGGAGGTAGTTCACCTGTAATCTTTTGGTTACCTTTGTTATGGATCATGTACTTACCTATGTCAGCCATATCAAATGCATCTAGATCAGGACATTGTTCAGTGAGATTGTTAACCTTTAACCCATGCACGGCATACATTGTGAGTAAACGAGTAAACACAAAAGCGTCTGTCCATTCCCTGTATCCAAACACTTCACCGCTTACGTAGATTCCCCTAAAATCATTAAGAAATTCCTGAACACGTATGCTGGAAAGATTAAAAGAAATAAAAGATGTACAGCTATAATCAATAGCGGTTCTTCCTAGATGACTGATCTCATCAAGCTCTACGTTATCTCCTGTACATATCATCTCAAGAGCGTCTTGAAATGAAACATCCTTCCTTGTTCGTGAGTCTGAATCAATCCAAGCCAAGTGACCTACGTCTGCTTCTAAAGGATTAAGACCTCTCTTAATAGCATCACTGTTTGCTCTATGGATAAGTCTGTTGGCTTCTCCTGTCATCGCAAAGACTTTGTGAGAGAATCTTGCAGCATCCATTCGGTAATTGTATGTGTCATCCTGAACAAATGTTTTAGGAGGCCACTCCTCTATCTCATCGTATCCTTCTGGCCTTCCATTGTTTTCTCCATACGTATCCTGAAAGCCAAACCATTCTTTATCTTTCTCTAACTTAAAGTAAGATATACGATCACTTTCTACTACGTCTTCAGGTAACTCACCACCATCATAGTACACAGCAAGATTTACTTTCTTGTCCCACTTCTCATCAAACGATGTTAAGAATTCTTTGGCATATAAATCCCATGCTTTGATTGGGAAACTTGTTACAATATTAATACTCATACTATCTTCCTGCTGTTATTCTTCTTGAGTTTTCTTCGAACCTAACTTGATCCCATTTAGCATATAATGCTTCCACCTGTTCTTTACGCCATTCAAAAGAGTAATCAACATACTCATACCCTTTGAACCACGGGCCACCTTCTGAGAAATGAACGGCAAAAGCATCCTCATCTTTTAAAGAAACAGTTGGAACGTGATTCCATTTTTCAGGAATAGATCCAATAAGTTTATCATCGTTTAACCATGTGAATGTATGTAAGTCTATGCCGTAAGCATTGTTTAGTTTAATATAACCCATCCTTTTATTTTCTGGGTGGTCTAAGTTCCATAACATAAGAGAAGACCAAAGCTTACGAGGGTATGCTGATTGAATCTTGTTGTCCATCTTAACAGTACTGCGTGGCTTCCAATCAAACTTAACACACATAACTGCATACTTGTCATCGACTAAATCAAATAGTTCTTTAACAGGTCTACGAAATAAAAAATCACAATCAACAAACATGGTCCATCCCGTTTGATTATGGATTGTGGTTGCGTATTCCTGTAACGCGAATCTTGTGTGGGAGAACTCTGTAGAGAAAGGCTTACCGTCTAACTCATCCCAGTACTGTCCGTCTTCATCAATGACCCATCGTCTGTCAAAGAGTCCCATTTCTCTAAGCTCTTGATGCTTTATTGGGATTGGATTTACACGGAAGTTTTCGTTGTTAAACTTCAATAGCGAATGTCGGCAGACTTCGTAAGCCTCTTGCTCACGAGAGTCATAACCTATGTATACGTTGAGTGGCTGTTTCATACAGCTATTTATAGGAACAAAGTATTAATATGTCAACCTTATTCAGAAGGTATGTAGCCTTCTCGTATACCTTTCTGTATCTCAGGACGGACAGCTTTTCTAACTCTAGATGACATGCCTTGTCCCATTGGATCTTGCGCTCTTAATGCTCGTTTCTCTATAGTTTTAGGATTAATATTATATTGCTTAGAAGGTGTAGACATGTGATTTAAATCATGGTTCATAACATGTAGATAATCTTTTAAATATTCTTGATAACTATCCATTGCAGTATCTATATCACCGTCTTTCAATGCAGACATATAGTTACTTAACGCAATAGACATTCTGTTAGAGTACATATCTTTACCGTTTTTAGAACGATAGTTATAGTAATTTTCTAATCCTCTTCTCTCTCTTGCCCTTGCTACCTTAGTAGGAGTAAATCCTGTCATTCTTATAGCAGCTTCTAATGGATTTAATCCTCCTGCTGGAAGTAACTGTTGTCCTCTTCTAGTTAGAGTTCCTCTACTGGGTTCTTGAATACCCCCTTCAATAAGATTACCAAAGCCAACGGGAAGTAATGCTTGAGCAACGGCTAGTCCTCCATCAACTAATCCTGTACTTCTTTCCATTGCATTGTTTATACCAGCAACTTGGTCTGCTAATCTAGCTATAGCTGGACCTGTAAAGTCTACAGGATCACCACCCATTAATAATCTAAGTGGTATAACATCACCATAACCTGTTCGTCTAGATACATCTATTCCAATTCCTCGTGGTAGTCC